CTTATAATATAATCCTCTCTAGTTACCGCTCTATTTTGTGATGTTAAAGTTGCTAATGCATTTTGTCGTATCTCCTCAATTCCTTCCTGAGATCTTCCGCCTCCGGCTGGAGTTGGGTTGATTACTGCAAGACTATTGATAACCTGTGTATTCAGTGTACCGGTTGAAGTTGGCAATGCTGATGTATCCACATTTACTCCTACAATCGAATTCAGGGTATTTGCTGCTACGTTGCTTGCTACACCACCTCCCACTAAGTATGTGATTGTTAGTGTTGTGTTTGATGGAGCTTCTCCGTATGTCTGCGTGAATACCGGATTGGTTGGATCGTAGCTAACATCGTTGTCGATTATGCCTGTAGGCAAATTTAATCCAAGATTTTCCTGCAATGGAAGTAGCTCTTCGTCTGGTGTTGTTGATGTTCCAGAACCAAACTGTATTTCCAAAGCCGTTGGCGTTACTCTAGTGATAAATCGTCTTGGTACTTTTTTTAGTTTTAACAAATAAGGTGTTTCATCGCTATATACCGCAGAATCTGGATCGTTGTATGCTGTATTTGTTACCTTTTCGAAAACGGTTTCTTGAGCTAGATAATCTACCTCTGACCATGTGTTTCCGTCAGCATCCACAATGCTTTGTATTCCTATTAAGTTACCATCTGGATTTGGTATTTGTACCTTGAAGAATTTGGTAGCAGGACCGACTGTAACTGTAGTCGTCTCAGTTACCGCCGAGACACCTTGTACACGCTTTTTCGCTAAATAGTATTCTGGCTGTCCTGTTACCTGATCAATTTGGTAGATGCTTATGGTTGTTGGACTATCGTAGGTATCTTGTGCAAAATCAAACCCATTGCTAACAATAAAATTCACATTATCTCCACCAACCACTTCCATGTTGGGATCTACCTTGAGTGCGTATCTCATATCTGGAGCCGTATTCACACCACTACCACTTGCGGGTATCAATTGGTATACATCCAGATCAACCACTGCTGGAATTGATAGCTTTGGTCTATACCCCATAGCAGCTGCAATAGATAGTACGTTTTTCCTTTCAGATGCGTTTAGTAGCAAACTCTCTTTGAGCTGAGAGTCAATGTAATAATTGAGTACGTCACCAACATAGGCAGCCATTTCTATAAACATCATTCCTGGTGATGCTTCGTTGAAGTCTGTGTAGCTGTTTGGATAGTAAACTTTGGCAAACTCGATAAGACTCTGCTTTAAGTCTGTAAAGTTTCTTCCGTAATATTTTATGTCTGTTAGTGTTGGTGTTGCCATCTTATGGTGTTATTTGAAGCTCAATCGATTCTGTCTCAATGCTATTGTTTTGTAGGCTGAAACTTAAACTTATGCCAAGTGTGTTCGGCTTTCCATCAACTCGATATGTGCGAAGATCTTGTATTGTTATGTAAGGTAGCCATGTTACTATTGCTGATTCAATTGTCGCTTCGATGTTACCCAACAGCAAATCTGTTAGTGGTTCCATTACAACCTTACCTAGATCACAGCCGAAGTTTGGCTGCATAACCCTTTCGCCTTTGTTAGTTAGCAATAGGTTTATGACGTTGGCTCTTGCTTGGCGTATAGACGTGTAGTTTACAGCAAAGTTAGCACCTCTGCTGGTATTCATAGGCAGATCTAACCCTAAAGGAACATTTTGTTCGCTTGTTAAATCGGTTATTGTAAAAGTCTGCCTAGCCATTATTGTCCGTTACTTTTTTTGTATGACTCTTTCAGTACCGCTGAGTAGTCCTTTACGAACATGTTTGTTTCATCAGCTGCATCAAGATCCTCAAAGTTTTCTCTGCTCATCTGAGCCTTTGTTGCTCCTAAGATGCCGTCAACTGATGTCATATCGTAGTCATCGTAAACCGGCTCATCATATCTGATGTCGAAGTTGATTTGAGGTTTCTGCCTTGGTACAACTGCTTCATTTACAAATCTCTGCCCCATTTGTTGCTCTTTCAGTATTTCAGTAACCTGGGCCTTTACTTGTTTTTTTACCTCTTCCTTGATCATTTTTTTGATCTGAAGGGCTAGTGCTTCTGTTTTAGACATAGCTATTCTGTTTTAATATAAATATGCAGGTTTTTAATTATAACCTGCCCATGGTACGATTTGTGGTGCAGCTGGAGGTGGTAATTGTAGAACATATGTGCCGCTTATCGTTTGTAGGTGCTGCTGAAATATTCTTGCAATCTCTGCAACGTAATTTGCAATGCCCTCTTCGGCTGGTATGTTCGCTGGTGGGGTTGGTAGTATTCCTGGACTAGTTACAATCACCGGACCTACAACACCCACACCTTGCCAAGTTGCTCCTGTCCAAAAAGCAAGAAGAGATTGGTATAAAGCAAATGTTAAAAACTTACCTTCGGCATCCAGTCTTTTACTTACTCGTGCTTTTACCTTATCTTCAAACTGCTTTTTTATTTTCGCTTCTTTAGGTTTTATCGCTTCTTCGAGGGGTTTCACCAACTTAGTAGCTACAAAGTTTTCTATCTCCTGTCTAACCTTAGTATAATACTTTTGTAATAGTTCAAAGAGCTTTACAATAAGGCTGCCTTGCAGATCTTCGTCATTTGCCCCCAACACCTCTCTTGCAAATACTCGAGCTGGTTTATAGAACGTCTGCTCTAGATTGTACAAGTAGTTTTGTACGGGAGTGAGTGTAAACTGCTCTAGTCTAAGATCTAGTACGAAATTTACTAGCCGTAGTGGATCAGCTCCGCTCTGTATTATTTCGATAAAGTTGATGATAGCTTGCCTAACACTATTTACTGCCTGGTTATTTGCAACCGACAGTCGAAGCTGATTTAGTATGTCAGCAGCGTTTTGCTGTGTTAGTTCTTCCATCAGCTTACTTATTAACAATGCCGTATCGAGTTTCTTCCAGCTCCTTCCTATAGCCTCTACTATTGCATCGTTGGGTCGTTCATCTAGTATGCGAATGCTAACTTCCGAGTAGTTTCTAAACAAACTCCTTAGCTGCGATTCGTTGCTTCTAAATGTTATGTTACCCTGCGCTAAATTGTTGGCTATGTTTACGCCATTGCTGATAGCACTACCAGCATACAATGCAGCCTCCGCTAACACAAATATATCTCTCTTCTGCTGAATCTCTTCGTCTACCTCCGCCCTTATAGAATCCGCTTTTTCCTTTGCAGACTCCACTTGTGCTAGCTGCTGCTTAAATATTGTCTTTGCGTACTCTTTCAACTTATCCTCGCCTTCCTTTCGGTACCGCTCTACTCGATCAGTTAATTGCAATACCTTTGCTTCTAGCTTTATCTTTACCTTATCCAACTTGGCAAATAGCTTGTTTAATTTTACAAAAAACTCCTTTGCAGATAACTTTCCGAATAAGTTAGGATCAACAGTTCTCTGCTTCTTGGTGTATTGCGTTCCGTTTAGTAGTGCTTCAAGTTCTTCATATGAGTCGAGTGCCTCGTGTAACAAACGCTGTCCTCTCACATACAGCTGATTATATCTATCGGCTCTCCTCTCTAAAAAATTAGTTATGTCTAAAGGTCCTGCCAATCCTGCAAAAACCGGTGCTAGTAAGACTGTACTATATCTTGATAGGGATTGTCTTGTGAGTAAGTTTGTAGCCTGTCTTATATTTCCTTCCACCTCTATTGCTGATACAAGCTGTGCATTTGCTGTTGCAGCTGGGTTATTTATTAATCCGGCAAGATCCCCCAGCTTTTGTGTAGCTGCTACTGTTGACGTACCTAACTCCTCGAATTGCTGGCTTAGTGCATTGTATTGATTTTGATACAGACTTCCTAGTTGCTCATATTGTAAAACCGTTTGTGTTGCCTCTTGCTCCAATTGCTCAACAAATGTCGTAATCTCTCTTACCGTATCATCCACAAGTCTGAAGGTTTCAGGTACTATTTGCAATATCCGCTGTATAAGCTGCAATACCTGATCAACTTGCCTTGCAATCTCTAGCGCCTTATCGACTCTTTCCTTAACCTCAGCATTTACGACCTCCACCTTCTCAGCTACAAATTGTATTTTGGATTGCAGTTTTGTTACATTTGCGTTTTTTAACGCCAACTCCTTACCCTTTCTTTCTAGAATAATCTGGTACTTTTCGATTCGCGTTGTGACCTCTCTTGTTATTCGCTCGAGTATTGTTTCCCTAAGTCTTTTGTTTGCACGTAGTCGTTTATTTATTGATTCTGATCTACGATCTATACGGTCAAGTGTTTCTACAATTCCTCTTATGTCTGGGTCGTTCTTCACAAGATCGGCTAGAGCAGTTAGTGCTGTTTTCGGATTGACTAAGGCTTGTATAAGCCTCAATATATCCTGCACCAGATTATTGAGCTTGTCAAGTGTTGATTTGAGTATTTGGCCTACGGTTGTAAAATCACCAACAAGATCCGAGCCTATTGTTAAAATAAAGGACGGAATTGATGTCAGTTCTTGTAATTTGGCAGCTAGATTAAATGGTGTTATACCTTGAAAGATTGTATTAACCCGCTGTGGTAGTGCTTGGATTGTCTCAATCTTTGTGATGTACTTATCAGGCAAGTTTACAAACGGTCCCAGCTGCTGTGCTGCCAATTGTTCAAGCAATAAGCCTACATCACTGTTTACAATATTGCTAAACTCCTCTGCCTTCTTATTTGCAACTCTAATTGTTGTACTAACAACTCGTTCCAGCTCGATACCTATTAACGCCAAATCCTGCAGTAATATCCGTTGATCATCTATGGCCTGTAATAGCTCCGACTGCAGTAACCTACCCTTTTCCTGGAGATTATTGATGTTTGTGCCTATTTCTTCGATATTATCTTTGAGTAAGGTTATATCCGCAGTTTTGTAGTATAGCTTTAGGATATTTGCCATCAACTGCTCACGGGGTGATGATGTTGTGAATGTACCAGTGCCTGGAGCAGTTCCAATCGGTGTTCCTGCTTGTATTGTTAGGTTGTAGTATTGTGCGATTTTTTCAGCCAATGCATCTCCACCAAATACCTGACCTGCTGTTATGTCTGCTAGTAGTGGTTGCTCAAATGTCGCCTTAAATTGTACTGGCATTTTAAGCTAATTTATCTAACCCCAATTCGCTATAGAATCTGTTTTGATTTGTACCACTCACCTTAGCATATGGACCAGTTGCAGCTGATGTGCCTATATACTCAAAGTGCCACTCTTCTGTACGTACGGCTCTGACAAATCCAAATCTATATGAATTTTTACACAACCATGTGTAGATTGCTATATTAAGTGTACCACTATCCTTTGTTCCTGTGTTCAAATCTAATGCCGTACCTTTACCGTGATTCGATCTCCCTGGAGGAGCTGTTTGGGGTGAAAATTTGCTAGAGCGTGCCTCAAATACAAAGCTCTCATCATCGCCAGACCAGCTAGAGCGACCAGACCATCTACTTCTTTGTCTGCGTAATGTTTCCTGCGTGGTTATCTTAATCGTTCTACCCTTATTTGTTTGTGCAGTTAGGTTAGGTCCAAAAGCTGGTCTAAACCCAGACACAACGCTCAGCTTCAGACCTGCTTCTTCTTTTGCAGCTTTTGCCATAGCAATAAATGCTATTGCAGTTTGTCGTAGTGCGGGCTGTTTTCCGGGCAAAATAACTAGCTCCGGAGGTATTGTTCCGTTATTGGTTTTAACCCCAACTGTATTTGGTAGTATTTCTAAATCATTTTCATCTATACCTTCGAAGGAATCATTTGGCAGTGTTCCACCAGTTAAATCAACTGTCAGATTACCTGATGCATTATCGTTTGGATCTGGTGGTGGTGGTGGTCCTGGATCGTCTACTTTTAAATGGCTTCTACCATCTACAAAGGCAAATGTACTAATCATCTCTGGAATGCGCGCATTTAGCTTCTTTAGATTGTACTGGGAATCTCCAGCACTTATGTATCCTGGGCCAGCTGGCGTGTTTATCTGCAATGTCTGTATCGCTAGTACAAGATCGCTCAGCCAGTCGGCCAACTTATTGCCCAATATAAGTGGGTCGTAATCGCGATCCGCAGTTGCCACGTTCCGCTCATCGTTAAGTGTTGACAATTCTGCCTTTGCTAAATCTCTCTGCGTTAGTAATGATGTATCCTCTTGCGTACTGTTTACTCCAATCTTAATAGGGTCTGCTGCTGTACCAGTTCCTGTCTGTGGTAGTACCGGCTCACCAGATGGTTCGGGGGTAGGGGTTGGTTGTGGTGGCGTGGGAGCTGCATATGGCTGACCTTTGTTCGGTACACCAAGAAACAGACCTTGATCACCGAATAAGGTTATCTCCTCATCTGTGTCTACGTTAAATGTGCCTTTACTTGATACTGCAATACCATCGCTACTAAAGAGCATTAAATAATCATCATAGCTGTTTAGCACTATTCTGCCGGAGTTAATTAGTATTTGCTTACCTTGGTAGGTATTTTCCTGTGTTGTGGTATTAATACCTAATAATTCCTCTATCTGTGCATCTGTTCTGGTTTCGGTTGTAAACCCATCTTGTGGTCGGAAAGCATCAATCTCAATGAAGATTGGCTCCGTTTGCTGTACCTGAATCTGTAGCTGCGTTACACTGCTTAAATTGTCAGTAGTTGCTAATGGGACTACAGGATTCTTCTGTTGAACCCTGTTCCGTATCTCACCGTATGTTAATTGAATCACTGCCATTATACCGTAAAGCTAAAAGTGGTTGCTTCGTACTGCGAATATAAGGCTGCTATGTGATTTGCATATGCTGCCTTATTTGCTATATCAATGTTAATCGTTGAAGGTGGGTTTATTATCAGTTCCGTCAACGTTGATTCACATCTTGCAAGTAGATCCAAAATGCTATCCTTTTTATTCTCACCAGTAACAAACTGCTTAACATACGCATTACGCAATTCACTGTTAGTTGCCGTTTGGGATGCTATATAATTAGCTCTTGCCGCAAATAAAGTGGCTGACAACTTGACTGTAGGAATAATGCCAAAGTTCTGTGTAGATGCCAATACTTTATCCGCCAACGTTGGTCCAGGGCCTGGTAGTAAGGGGTTTATCGTCTGCAGATAGCTGTTCGATGGACTACCACCCAGCCAGCCAGTTGAAAATAAATGTATGGCCAACCATGGATCTGCTGTCGCTATTTCAGCATATTTCTCTGCGGAGTTGCTATAGTATGCTGTTGCATAAAACTGGGAGAGTCTCATATCACCAGCTAGGATATTGAACACCTCTTTGCTGTATGTTAGATTGTTTCTCCAACCAGTTGACTCAAGCGCTTGAAGCGGTGCCTGTGTTGGTAGTATTGAGCTCAATACACCCCACGTGGTATATCTTCCTAATATGCTTAATGTAAGTCCGTTATTTGTTGTTTTTGATGAGTCCTTCTTATCCTGCACATATCCCGACTGCCATGATTCCATCCATGGGTACCATACCTTTTCAAAAACTAGATCGGTAATGGTGCGTGGTAATGGGCCGTACTGACCTACAGTACTCGGTGCATTCCTCTCTGTTTGCCTAATACCGTTCAGCATCTCTGCTGCCAAATCCGTTGCTGCCTTTTTAACAATCTCTACACTCATATAGTCGTTTTTGTAGGTTGTGGTGCATTGTTTGCAACTGGCGGAAGGCCTAGATTAGTTCTCCAGGTACGTAAACCTACATCAGCTATTTGCAGTTTTAGATTCACAGTTTGGTTTTGGCACAGATATATACTCGATCCATCACTATTAATATCCTCTACTGTTAGCTGTTCAAAGTTTTCTCTAGTCAAATCTAATTCGATATCCTCTGGCTGTCTTGTGCGCATGATGATAATCGGATCGCCCGCTAAGCCAGTGCTTGACCATGTTGATTCATTGTTTTTAGCTTCGTCTTCGGTTGCTGAGTTGGTAAGCAAGGACGGCTGTCCGTAGTTATTTGGATTCGTTATTGTTGAGCCTAGTCTTATAGAATTACCAAACCTGCCCTGCAGAATCGTGTCCCCATCATAAGGTCTCAATCGCTTGATTTGTCTTTTGACAAATGTTGTAAAACGAGATTCATGCCTTCTTGCTGCTACCTCGATTAAGTTAGCGCCTCCATCAGGCAAATCTTTAAGTAGTGAGTTTGCTGTTGCTCCGGCAAAAGGCACTCCATTATAGTTAAGTAGGCTAAGATTGCTTACTGTATTGATATATACATCTCGTGATAGTACATCTCCCTTAGCCAAATAATCGCCCGGAGTTGCTCTCATCACTATCACAAACTCACCAGGTAGCGGTATCTTTGTTGTTGCAATATCTGCTGGATAGGCGAGGACATTTAGCGAACTCTCATCCTTATCATTCTCTCTGCCGCTATCTATGTTACGCACAACAACAGCTCCTAAATCACTTTCCGATGTGTATTTTGCATGCTGCTTCGATAGAATTG